GAGGTAAGAGTACAGCAGATTTGGCAGAGGGAGCTAACCTCTACTATACAGATGCTAGAGCAGACGCAAGAATTGCTGCTGCTGACACTGGAGATCTTAGTGAGGGTAGTAACCTTTACTGGACTAATGCTCGTGGTGATGCTCGTATTGCATTACAAGTTGGTGCAAACCTTGACCTATCAAGTAAGTCAACTTCTGACCTATCTGAAGGCACAAATCTTTACTACACAGATGCTAGAGCAGACGCAAGAATTGCTGCTGCTGATACAGATGACCTATCTGAAGGATCATCTAACCTTTACTTCACTAATGCTAGAGCAGATGCACGTATCGCTGCTGCTGATACTGGAGACCTTGCAGAAGGAAGTAATCTTTACTACACCGATGCACGTGCTGATGCTCGTGTAACAGCAGGTATTACTGGAAAACTTGATGCTTCTGCTGTTAGCACCTTCGGTGGAACTCTAATTGATGACGCAGACGCTGCTGCTGCAAGGACAACTCTTGGACTTGGTACTGCTGCTCAATCTGCTACAGGTGACTTCGCTACTGCTGCACAAGGTACTAAAGCAGATGATGCTGCACCATTAGCATCTCCTACACTGACAGGTACACCTGCTGCACCTACTGCTGCTCAAGCAACCAACACAACACAGATTGCTACCACAGCATTTGTCCAGTCTAATTTAACTGCTGCATTACTTCGCACTGCTCTTGGTATTGTTTCAGCAGCAAACGATGCTGGTTCTGGACTTGCATCTGGAGAGATGTATTTCAATACCACATCTAACACCTACGTACTTGTAGCATAATGGCAACACCCACATCAAAAGCTGAATTAAAAGAATATGCTTTACGCAGGTTAGGTAAACCTGTACTAGAGATCAACGTCTCTGATGATCAATGCGATGACGCTATTGATTATACCTTACAGAAGTTTCAACAGTTCCATTATGATGGTGCTGAAAGAGTCTACCTAAAGCATAAGATAACTCAGGCGGATCTTGATAGGGCAAAGGATACTAATGATACTACAACTACTTCAGTAGCTGGAAATTCCACGTGGTTGGAATCAAATACTTATATAGAAATACCACAACATATACTTTCCATTGAAGGAATATTCTCCTTCACTGATAAGGGTACTGCAAACATATTTGATATTAGATATCAGATGCGTTTGAATGACTTGTATGATTTTACATCTACACAGTTCTATCATTACTATATGATTCAGCAACACTTGGGTACAATTGATTTTCTATTAGAAGGAATCAAACCTACTCGTTATATTGCTACTCAGAATAGATTATATCTTGATATGGATTGGCAAGCAGATGTATTATTAGATCAGTATTTTGTTATTAAATGTTGGAGAGCATTGGATCCTCTCACATGGACAGAGATATATGACAACATGTGGGTCAAGGATTACACTGCTGCTAAGATTAAGAAGCAGTGGGGTGCTAATATGACCAAATTCCAAAACGTCCAGATGCCAGGTGGTGTCACTCTTAACGGAGAGATGATTTATAATGATGCAGTCCAAGAGTTAAAAGATTTGGATGAGCAACTCAGACAACAGTGGGAAACTCCACCATTAGACATGATAGGATAACATGGCTACTAACCCTTATTTTACTCAAGGAACTACAGGTGAGCAAGACATGCATGAAAGTCTTGTCATTGAGCAGATTAAGATGTACGGTAAGAATGTTTATTATATCCCAAGGACTTTAGTTAAAACTGATAGTGTATTCGGTGAGGATACAATGTCGAAGTTTGAGGGAGCATTTGAGATAGAAGCATACATTGAAGACAACACAGGATTCCGAGGAGACGGTGATATGTTCTCCAAATTCGGAGTCCAAATTGCTGATCAGGCAACGTTTGTTATCTCAAGAACAAGATTCACTACTGCGGTAGATGATAACGCAACCTTAATAGTGGAGGGTAGACCAAATGAAGGCGATCTCGTATACTTCCCGATGGCAAATAAGATCTTTGAGATCCAGTTTGTCGAGTATGAAGTACCATTTTTCACGTTGGGTAAACAATATACTTGGGGACTCAGATGTGAACTCTTCCAGTACAGCGACGAAGATATCGACACAGGAATCACAGAAGTTGATGCAGTGGAGGTCAATTATGCCAATGCAATAAGTGTTAACGTTGCTGATGGTGGTAGCGGAGACTTCGTTGCTGAGGAGATTGTAACAGGTGGTAACTCTAATGTCACTGCTACTGTTAAGTCTTGGAATAGTGCTACACGTCAGTTAGTTGTATACAATAGGTCAGGAATCTTCAGTATACCTGAGACTCTTACTGGTAATACATCTAGTGCTGCGTGGACTTCTGCTACATATAATACACTAAATAATGTGAATGACGAATCACAAGCCAACTTTGTCATAGAGACACAGGCAGATGGTATCATTGATTTCACTGAAGGCAATCCCTTTGGTGAGTTTGGAAATAAAGGAAGTAGTATCTAATGTTAGGAACTTATTCATATCACGAAATTATTAAGAAGACAGTGGTCGGTTTCGGTACACTGTTTAATAATATTGAACTTCGTAGGGTAACATCTGGTAAAACAGAAGTTATGAAAGTGCCTCTGGCATATGGTCCTCGTCAGAAATTTCTACAACGTCTGCAACAGGTAGGTCTTAATAAGACTACAACTCAAATTACTCTACCTCGTATCTCCTTTGAGATACAAGGGTTTAATTATGATGCTACTCGTAAGGTATCTCCTACTCAGTATTTAAGGTCTACTCAAGCTGATGGTAAAGAGTTTAAATCCTTTATGCCAATACCATATAATTTGAATTTTGAATTGGCAATCATGGCAAAGAATCAAGACGATGGTCTTCAGATTCTTGAGCAGATATTACCTTACTTTCAACCAAGTTTTAGTATCACACTAAACCTTGTGCCTACTATGGATGAGAAGAAGGACTATCCAATTACATTAACATCTATAGATTATCAGGATGTATATGAGGGTGACTACGATACTCGTAGGACTCTGGTATATACTTTACAGTTTGTTGCTAAGACTTACCTATACGGTCCAGTCCAAGACAAGTCTGGAGAGGTTATCAAGAAGGCTATTGTTGATTACACTGCTGATACTAAGAATGCACCTAATGCACCACGTGAGATTAGATATCAGGTAACACCTGATCCAATCACTGCTGACGCAGATGACGATTTTGGATTCAGTGAGATGACCAGTGAGTTTGTAGATGCTAAACAGTATAACCCAGTGACAGGACAAGATGAGTGATTTTGAAGCTATTGAAAATGCAATGAACGTGGACACTTCCATTGTTGAAAATGAAGGTGGTTGCGTTAAACGCAGTGATAAGGCACTTGAGGTCGCACAAGATACTAAAAAACAACTGAGGAAAGACTATGACTATACAAGAGGTAATTTATATTCTCTAATAGAAAAAGGTCAAGAAGCAGTTGATGGTATACTTGAGTTAGCACAAGAGTCAGACCAACCAAGAGCATATGAAGTAGCAGGACAACTTATCAAACATGTCGGTGACGTTGCTGATAAACTTGCAGACCTTCATAAAAAAGTTAATGAGATAGAGAATCCGAAAGGATCTTCATCTGATAAACAAGTCACCAACAACACCATGTTTGTTGGTAGCACAGCAGAACTTGCTAAATTCTTAAAACAAAAGCAAGATAAATAATCTAGTAAAGGTATTCTTTAAACATGTCAGTATTAAATGTTATTGATACGCAAACAGTAAGTGGTTCGGGTACTGCCTACATCACAGTTAAATCTGGTGTACTGCGTGTCCTTGCAACTTCAGCGTCTTCAATACAAGTTAACGCTGGACCTGCAATCACCCTCGCAGCAGGTGTCCCTGAGTTAATCTCATGTGGCAAACCTGCAAACGCAAGAATTGCATCTGCAACTGATGCTAACCCTATGGTTATCACTGTAGAAAGTGGTGGTACTCCTGCACATAAATTTGTGGCTGGAGATTATATCTCTACTCAGAATGGTGGTGACTCTAACTTCGCAGCAGCATTTGTTTCTGTTGTAGGTGGGGGTAAAGCAGTTGCTTCTGTAACTGATACTACTATTACTACTAACATCGATTCATCTGGTGCTAGTGGAGACTATAGTAATGCTGATGCACAACTAATAGCTGGTGAAACTCCTCAAGTTAATAGAGCAGTTAAACTAACAGCAGGTAGTGCTGATGTAATCGTAGAGCAAGTCCAAATCGTTGGTGGATAACATGTTATCTTTCTCACAACTTAATGAGCTGAAGAATTCAACTTTATTAAGTTACAGTCAAAAAGCAACAAATGATTTAGCCTTCAGTGGTGATGGTAAAAAGAAAGCTCGTAAGAGAGCTACTGGAATCAAAACCGCTACAGGGAGATTAGCATTGAGAGCTACTGATCCTGATGGTAAGTTAGGAGTCAATAAGAATCCTAAGAATGAAGAGTTTGAGCAGGAAGGTACAACTTGGGGTCTCTATAAGGGAGATGGTAAACCTAAAGGTGCTGCTGCTGCTTTTGTTAAGAAAAAGAAAGATAAGAAAAAGGAAGAAAAGAAGACTGTAGATGAGGCAAAGGTAGATAAAGGTCGTAGCGATTACGGTAAAGCATCTATCAGAAACTACAGAAGAGCAGGTCCAGGTCACGGTGAACCTGGTATGTTTGACCCTGAAGGTAAGAGAGGGAAAACTATTGACAAACGTAGGGAAGAGCACAAAGCACGTCGTGGTGTAAAGGGTGCTAAAGTACCTGCATATAAGAGAGAAGAGTATGTCCCAGAGGAGGGATATGACCACTGGAGAGACAAGCAACTAGAAAGAGGTACTTGGAAAGGTGGTGGTGGATCCTCTGGCGGTGGAGGTAAGAAATCCAAAGGTAAAACTGTTTACCAAAAACAAGCAGAGAAGGAGCACGGTAAGGGTGTTACTGCTCTCGACATCGTTAAGAAAAACATTGAAAAGAAACATGGTAAAGGAGCTATTATGAAAAACGAAGAAGTAATCAGTGAATTATCTGCTGATAAACTATTAGATGCATCTAAGGCTGCTGATAAAGACCGTGGTAAGAAAGCAGTAGCTGGCGATAGAGAAGGTGCTAAGAAGCGAGTCAAGCAAGCAGCTAAATTCTATACAGCAAGTGCTAAGAAAAGAAAGTCTGAAGCAAAGGAAGAGTATACTGTTACCAATGCTGACAAGAAAGGTAACACACCTGCATGGCAAGGATACAAGTCAGGTAAGAAGAATGCCAAGACAGGTAAACCTCTATACAAGGCTGCTGACCATGTGAAAGAAGGTCACTGGGAGTATCACGAACCAGAAGGACTCAAGAGATTCTCTGAATTTCTTAAGGAAGGTAACCCCACTACTCGTATGATGAGTAAGTCTAAGACACAAACAACTGGAAACATTAGTGCAGACAGAGGTACAGACGCAAAAAAGAATAAAGAGTCCCGCAAGGGGCTCGAAAAAGACCTCAAGAAGAAAGGAATAGGATATAAGAAGGGAGTAGGTGAATACAAATATAAGAAGGATGGTAAAGAAGGTACTGGACGTGAAGTATCATACCAAACCTCACCAGGTAAAGGTATGAGTAAGAGACGCTTTGGTAAAGTTATGCGACGATTGGGTCGTAAACATGGACAAGAAAGTGTTATAACTAAAGATAAGGATAAGCCAGCACGTTTACATGACACCCAGTCTAAGAAACCAGGCAAGTCAGAAAAGTTAGGTAAGACAAAAGCTGGTAAACATCCTAAGGGATACGGTGAGACATCTGGTACAAAGGTCAGAAGTAAAAACTTATCTAAGAAGACAAACAAACCGAGTTACCATTATGGCTAAATTAGTATGTCAGCACTGTGGACTGACACCTCCTCAAGGTCACCCAGACCCAGAGAGATATATAAAACAGCATGAGGCTAACTGCCCCAAGCATCCTAATCACAACAAATAAAATCATGGGTACATTACATATGAGAGAGCAACTATTACGTGCTATGTTGGCACATGCTCAAGGTGAAATTGAAAAGCATAAGGCAAACGTCAATGTTTACCTAGAACATCCAGCTGGTATTGGAGAGCATTCTGATATCACCGAAGCAATCGGTCAAGAGCTTGATAAGATATCAAGATACCATGATCAGGTTGAGGTTATAAATAAGTATTTCAGAGCCCCAACAACAGCAAGAATAAATGAGTGACACCGAAGACAAGAAGGTAGCGAAGAAGATAATTAAACAACGTAAAGCAAACAAAAACCTTTGGACAAAGGAGGATGTTTTGTATGCTAAATTGGTCAGGAAACGCATAAAAGAGATACAAAAACAAGACAAAAAAGTATAAATACTTACATACTTTGAAACTTAGTGGAGTTGAAACTATCATGTCCCACTATACGGTTGGCTACCACGATACAAGCCGCAATCACTATGAAATATGTGAGTATGCAGAAGATGCATATGAAGCAATAAAGAATTCAAAAGAGGATGTCCCTGGTCTAAGGGAGCATCCTCATTTTATTGATTACTGTACCATGGGTATGGAGCTATGAGTCGTATTACGAAGCATAAGCATGAGATAATGTGGTGGATGAGTAGACTCACAGTGATGGGAGTTTCTCTAGGATTAGCATTTAGACTTGCTGCTGAAGCATACGTCTAATGGTTGTGTGGGGTGTTATCTGGATGATCGCAATACTACTCATTGCGGTAGGGGTGGTAATCGTATACATATTTAAGTATGATGATTGGTACCCCAATGGGAAAGATGACACCACCGTCGAGGAAGAGTTGCTACAACTTCCGAGTGACGGAGATAGTAAAAGTAGTTGATGGAGATACCATTGACGTAGTAATAGATTTAGGATTTGATATCTATAAGCACGAACGTGTAAGAATAGCTGGTATTGATACTCCTGAGAAGAGGACTAGAGATCTAGAAGAGAAGGCATTAGGAATAGATGCTACTAACTGGATGAAGGGAACTTTAGAAGATACAATTAAAGGAGACGATGAACTTACCATTAGAACTGAACTTAAAGGTGGCATGGGTAAGTATGGTAGGCTTCTTGGTTGGTTATACGTTGGCGATGCTGAGACATCACTTAACGAACAGATGATCGAAGAAGGATATGCTTGGGAGTATGATGGAGGTACGAAGCGTAAAGATTTTGCATCACTGAGAGCAATCAGAGAAGCAAATGGTACCATTGAAGTGGAACCAAGTGAGGGAGACCCACTACCAGAGGTAGGTGATGGAATTCAATCTACCACTGCTGCAAACTTACCAGGATTATACTAATGTTTTCTGTATTAAATGTCGTAGAGGCATGGAATGAAATTTCATGGGGAGATGCTATCCCATTTATCCTCGTTTTAACTGGTCTTTACTGGGTTAAAGTAAAGATAGATGCATCTGTTGGCATCGGTAGAAAGAAACAGAATCAATTGAAAAGGACTATCGTAGAGGCAATCAAAGAAGCCAATGGCTGAAAAGCAGGAGATATATCTAGGTAACCCCAATCTCAAACGGGCTAACGTTAACACTAACTTCACACCTGATCAGGTGCAGGAGTTTATAAAGTGTAGCGAGAGTCCTGTTT